CCTCAACCCAACCGATTTGAGCTGTATCAGAACCAGATACCGCGTATCTATCTCTGATAATAATTGGTTTGTTACTAAATACTGATAATTGTGGCTCAATAGATTGAGCAGCTCCTGGTCCGTTAACACCTTTAGCAAATTCAGAACCGTAGACAAATATCTTTAATCCAGTTCTGTTAGCAGCTCCAGCGTTAACACTAGCTCTTGTATAAGACTGTACAGTAAGAACTCCAGTTGCAGGTGCAGCTGTTGCACCAGAAGTTATTACCATTGCTTTACAAGTAAACGAAGGATCAGCAGGATCCATAATTACAATAGTTTGGTTAGGGAAAACAACGTTTACGATGTTTGCACCTATACCTTGAATAGTTAAAGTGTTTGCAGTACCACCATTTCCACAAGTTACATTATCATAAGATACATGTAATCTGTTTTGTTCCGACCAAACAACTTGATCAGACATCATTGGCATTTCTGCTCCCACCATTCTTAAGAAGCCTCCAATCGTTCTGTTTCCATAACGTTCTACCTCGGCTTCATAAATTTCAGGTAGATATTGTTGCGCGAAATCGTTTCCTCCTCCATCAGCAAAATTTAAATAATTTGATGATAATGTTTCTAATTGGGGAGTAGGAATTAAATTTCCGAACTGAGGACTTAATACACTCATTTTTAAATAGTTTTAATTGTTAAATTTACTTTTTTTAATTCTCAATTTAGAACTATCTACACCGTCTATAGCTTTAACCTTAAGACCTCCGATAAAAATATCACCTTGAGTTTGACGAGCTTCATTAGAAATATTCTTTGAGCTGTCTACTACAGTTTTAATTCCATCAGATTTCCCTTGTTCGTAAAAATGATTTACTATTTTATCTATATTCTGTGCAGCATATATAGCCTTATGATAACCTTTCGTATCTTTAACGTTTCCTTCTGTGTCTAAGAACTTCCCGACGAAGTTGTTTAAATTGGATTGATTCTCTGCAACATCATTAGCGTTTTTAACCCCATATCTAAAATTCTTTTCTCCAACTTCGAAATCAAAACCTTTGAATTCATCAGAGAAATAACTTTTAGTGTTGTCAACAAAGTCTTTATGTTGTTGCGTTGCTATTTCTTGTTCTGTGTTGTAGCGATTAAAAAAGTCCATAGCCTTTTGTTGTTCTTGAGTTACTCCAGGTCTTAGTTTTATTTCTTCATAATACCTTTTCTTCAAGTCTTCTAAATGACCACGCGCTTCTGCAACCGCCTCTTTTTTAGCAAGTTTCTTTTTTTTGATGTCTCGCTCTTCATCAACGTCCTCATCAAACGTAAATTGATCTTCCATTACAAATGAAATTTCATCATGCGTAAGATGTGGCTTAGTATTTTTATAGTATTCTCTAAGTAAAGATTCATCATTAACATTTGAATAATCATGATTTAATCTCACATAGTCTTGAACAGTACCACCAGTATCTTCCATAAAAGAAACAAGCTTTTCAATATTTTCAGGTAGTTTTCTACCTAATACTTGCTCATCTCTTTTAGCTTCAGCAACTTTCTGTTCTACTTTTTTTATTTCTTTTTGCTCTTCTTTATTAAGTTCGACAATAGGCGATTCGGACTCTGATACTTTTCCGTCCACTTTTTTGCTAGCTTCGGGTTTGTCGCCCACAGGTACCTCCTTTGTTTCTCCGATTTGAATGGCATTATCTTCTTTTTTAATTTTAACTTTTACTGGTTCCTCAACTTTTACATTAGGATCTTTTCTTAAATCAACTTTTACAGGTTGATCTTTTGCAGTAAACTTTTTAGGCTTAGATTTTATTTTCATATCACCGCCTTCTGATTTGACTTCTTTAGTCACCTCAGGCTTTTTTGTTTCTTTTTCTGACATAATAAAATATTATAAAATTAGTAATTAGTATTTACATACCTTGTTTTTGCTCAAAATTTATAGGCATAAGATCATTGTTTCTTTGATCTATCATCTCGCTTTGTTGAGTACCTTCCATTTGAGTTCTTTTATCTTTTCTATCTTCGATAAAAGATTCTTTTTCTTTCATAGCATCAACTTCCATTTTCTTTAACTCCATGTCAAACATATGTTGTTGTTGCATTTTTTGTTGTTCAAGCTTTGCTTGATATTCTAGTTTTTGAATAGCCATTTGATTTTTAGCTTGTTCATACTGTACATTAGAAGCAGTAAGAGCTTGTTGTTTCTGCATTTCTGCTTCAGCAATAGCTTGAGCTGAAGCCGCTTTAGCTTGCTCTTGTTGTTGAGCCATTTGCATTTGCATCTCCTGCTCTCTTTTTTGTTTTGCTTTACGTTTTTGTTTTAAAACGTCATTAGCTAGTTTTAAATTTTTAATTCTTCTAATATCAATAGCATCTTCTAAATCTATACCACCTTGCTGTATAGCCATTTGAATATTTTGCTCTAATCTAGCTTTTTCTTCTTCTTCTGGTTCTAAATCTAAATAAATACCAAAGTCATGTAATGGTAAGTTTTGTATTTCTGCTAAAGTAGCAGTGTTATACGTTGATATAGAACTTTTTAATGAGTTAACTAATAAAGGATTTTTTAATGAATCAGCTACTTTTAAAGATATATTTTCACAAGTTCTAACTGTTAACCACAAACTAGCTTGCATTAAATGTCTAGTAGCAGTATTAGAAGCATTAACAGCCATTTTTTGTAAACCAACTAATGTATCTTTTTCTGGCATACTACCGTCTCTAGCTTCATTTAATCCTGTACAATCTCTTATTAATTGTAAATAATATTGGTACGTAGCTATTAAGCTTTGTATTTTACCTTGACCACTTGATGTTTGTAATTCTTGAATAGGTACTTTACCTGGATTCATATCACCTTCTTGTGTCATAGATCTACCAACAATACTACCAGTTTGAAAATACATATTCAAAGCTTCAGCTGGATTATAATTTGTACCATTACCTAAATCAACCTCAGCTAAACCATCCATGTCTAAAAATACACCATCTGGAACTGTACGAGCAATAACTTGTTGTAATTTTAAATGGGTTATTTGAATCATATCAGCAAAACCTGTAATTTTACTAACTATAGATTCAATTCTACCTTTATACATACGAGGAGCACACAGCGTGTAGCTCATTTCAACTTTTGTATTGTCTGCAAAAGGTCTAGTCATATTTTCAGATAAATCCCACTTTATAAGCTCATTGTTTCCTAGTATTTTTACACCTTCATATAATACTTCTATTTTTCTAGAAACTCTTTGAAAGTTATCACTAGGTGGAGGGTTAAATATATCTGTTTTTTCTAATGCTTTTTCTAAACCAGTATCAGTTTGTTTTATTTTAAATACCTGTTCATTGTAGGTTTTATACTCAAAGAACAAAACAGAAACAGTATTAGGATCATAAGAATTATAACCGTACATGTTTACTCTTTCTTTTTGATAACCTTTAGTTTGTTCTATTCTTTTTAATTGCTCTTGAGTTAATTGTGGAAACTGTTTAGCTATTTCAGGTACTGTTAATTGTTTTACTTCACCTATATAATATATATCTTCAAAATGAGGATCTTCTGTATAAGAATATATTAAATTAGCTGGATCTACATATTTTAAATTAACACCATTAGACATATTCCAAGCTGTTTTACAAGCTCCAATACCTAAAGTTACAAGATCATAATTAAATCTTTTCTTTATATTTTCAAACCTATTTCTTTCAAGAGTATTATTTATAACTTCTTCTTCAGCTATCTCTACACTCTGCTTATAACTTAATTGCATGTGAATATCTAGCTCTTCTTCTGTTTCAGGTAATTTGTTTTGATCTGTGTTAAATTTATTAACACCTAACGTACCTTCAAGATTATTTAAAAAAGGTTTAGCTAACATATCTGTTAAGATAGCATCAGCATAAGCAGTTCGTTTTTTTAATGATACTGGATCTTGAGCGTAAGCTTTTACTTCATAAAGCTTGTTATTCATACCGTTAGAAACTATATCTACAAATTTAGATATAACAGGAACTGGTTTCCAGTCTAAATTTAAGTATGATAAATCACCATTTATTGCTAATTCATCTTTATACTTTTGAACAGATTGTTCACCTCTTGCGTATAACCTTAAACTATTAAATCTATTATAAGAAGTAGCAAATCTTGTACCATTACCACCCTGCTGCCACCATTCACCTTCAATAGCTTGCGCAACTTGTCTTCCATATTCTTCTGAAGATTTTTCAGCATCAGAGACTGTTTGGCTAGGAAAAGCACTATTTGGATTTGCGTATATATTCATTTACTTAATTATTTTTGATAACGAACCTCGATTATCATATTTTTTAATTCCTAAATCTACTGGTTCACGTTTTCTTCTACTCACGGGTGCATATCTATTTCTATTACACGCCATTAAAGCTAAACCTGAACTAATAGATGCATCATGTGTTGTTCTATTGTTTATATCAAAAGCTGCCCAATCTTCTAATGTTCTTTGAAAATATATATTTCCATAACTATCACCGTTAAACCCAACGGCTGTTTCAATATAAGATTCAATAGCTGCAGCATGAGCTTGTTTAATATCTTCACTTGAATTAGGTATACCACCTATTTCTTTTTCTGTAACTGATAATTTATTCCATACTTTATCAGGTCTATTCATAGCAAAACCTCTATAACCTCTTCTTTTAAAATGATAAAGTAATCTAGGTTTATTATTCTCCGCTAGTATAGGCATACCATAAAATATACATGCCATTAAAACATCTTCAAAAAATATCTCTGCTGTTTGTGGTCTTGCTATATATTCTAAAAAAAATTGATCAGCTGGAGCGTTTTCCATGCTAAACTTAGTAAGTCCATGTAAAGAACCGTTAGAACCTCTTTTATCTACAGTTCCTGATATATCATAAGGGTCACAACCAAAAGCTCCCATATGTTCATTACCAGGATATTTAATACCATTTTTTTCTATATATCTATTTTGTAGGTTTGCATCCGGTATCCAAGAAATAAAAAATCTTCCTTGATTATTAGGTGCAAATATTACTCTACTGTCTTTAACTCCATTTTGCCATAGAAAATTACCTTGAGTAACTAATTTTTTATTATTAGCATCTTCATTAAAATCTATTTGTTGATATATTTTAGTTAAATTAAATAAAGATGATTTAGATTCATCTCTAAATGCGTGTTTAGTAGTTCTAGGAAACTGTCTATAAAATTCATTTAAAGAATCTTGATTATCTTTTAATCCTTCAACTTCATTTTCCCAGTACTCAATAACTCCAAGGTTGATAAACTCGCCTTGTGGTCCAAGTATTTCTTTGTCGGGAGTTTCGAAGACAGGTAAGCCATAAGAATCAATGTATCCTTCGTAGTTCCATTCCATAGGTATGAACAAACTATATAATCCCGAACTAGTCTGTCCGTTGCGGTTTCTTTTAGTAACATCTGATTCATCATAAAGTTTTTTAAAGTTTCTACCACCTTTGTCTAAAGCGTTTGATGTTGACCCCATCATACACTTGCCAATAATTTTACTACCTAATCTTAATGTGGTTTTCGTAACCCTCCAGTTGTTGAGGATGTTGTTGGGCTTCTCCCACTTCCCCGATTCATCATGGACGAGGAGTTTAAGTTTCTCCCCATCGTAGGAGTTGTCACCGGTATTCTTCCAGTCGATGGTGGTGTCAAGTCCCTGTAACTCCTGTTGTAAGGTTTCGTCGGCATCGGTGGTAATGGTGATGGAACGTCTGGTAAATTTGGAGGCTGGGACACGGTAGGCAAGCTCGGTCTTGGGCCTGTCCATTCCGTCCTGGGTCGGCTTGAAAAAGAAGGGATAG